CGCACGATGTAGTCGCTGGCCGTGATGGTCCAGCCAGCTCCAAGGGCCGTGGCCAGTGAGTTGCGCAGGTTGAGTGCAATGTCCACGGTGCTGGGCACACTGGAGCCTGCGCTGGCCGTGGTGTACGTGACCGTGGTGCTGTTGACCGTGATGCTGTACGTGGTGGCGTAGTCAGCTGACTTGATGAACACCATGGACTTGGTGCCCCAGCTGGGCGACGTCGTGGCCGACATGGCCACCGTCTTTTCCCGGTTCACGATGAACGTGAAGTCAGCCACTGACGCCACGCGAAACACGGCGCTGGGCTCACCAGTGATGTTGAGGTACGACGTGCCGTCAGGTTTGGCCACCGTCTTGACGGATCCATCCAGGCCAAAGACCTTGATGTCGTTGTCCAGGATCAGCACCAGGAACTGGATGGATCCGTCCCGGTCCACGATGGTCGTGAACGGGCACCCGGCACCAGCTGATCCGGAGAACAGCTTGGCCACGTGTTGCGCTGGTGGTCGCTTCTTCAGCCCTTCCACCGGGCTGGGCATGCAGTTGACCATCTGCTCGCACTGGGACGCCAGTCGCAAAGCTGCTGGTTGCTGGCTGACACCGTTGATCAGGTTGGGTATGGAGCTGCTGATCAGTGGCATGACTAACGACGCAGGGCCCAGGCGGGCTTATAGGTCATGAAAACATCCGTGTGGTTTGGATTGCCACGTAGCCAGCTGTGCTCCCCACGGGTCGTCTCTTCTTCCAGGAACAAGCTGCGAGCTTCGGCCTCAGCAGCAATGTTGATCCGGGACAGGTCCGCTGATCCCAGGATCGCTTCCTGCAACTGGCGGCCAGCCTTGATCATGAAGTACTGGTGGGCGTACTCGGGCACCTCCTCCCACTCCAGGATGTAGGTGACGTCGGCGTACAGGTCCTCGTCGAACTCGTAGCTGCCAGCCCGGCGGTCATAAAGCTTGGCCCCCCTCAGCACGACGTCGATGTCTGGGTACGAGTAGGGATCAACCTTGACCCGGCTGACATTGGTGCCGACGCCGATGTGGTGGGTCACCGAGTCCCGCAGCAGCTGGCGCTCGTAGTCGGTATTGAACGACCACCCCTCTGTCTGGATCTTGCGGGACACGTCGTTGATGGCGTCTTGGGCCTGCTGCGCCAAGCCGAACTGACCATCGAGGCTGTTGACCGGTGCCTCGCCAAGCATCTGCAGCACTCGGTTCACGGCTTCCAGGAACGACGTGCGAGCAAGGGTCATGACGAAAGCCCGAACAAAAAGAAAAAAAGGGGGAGAGCCGAAGCTCCCCCCATATTGAACCGAGATCAGCTGGTTGCGGTGTAGATCTCGATGGCGCAGTCGGGACGCAGGATGCCGGAGCCCAGGGCCATGGAGGCAACCATGAAGGTGCCTTGCCACAGGGCATGAACATCAGCGCCGGTTTGCTCCATCTTCATGTCCATCAGCTTCACGGTGCCGACGGCCTGCTTGTTGAAAGCAAGGGCGACGGAGTCGGTGAAGTTGGCGGCGTAGTCGTTGTTCTCACCCGTGGCCGCAGAGCGGTTGGTGGTGGGGAGATGGTTCGACTTCAGGATCGTGATGCCAGCAACCTTCAGCACGGTGCCGTCGGAGTACGCACCAGCCCCGCCCCAGTCGCGGTTGATCACGTCGGTGGTCTGGACGAGCTTGTAGTACTCGGCCGGAGCCAGCACGCAATACCGATCCATCTCGGGCAGGTTGTTCTCGTCCATCCGCTGGGCAGCGGAGAACAGAGCGGTGGCCAGCTGAGCGCCAGTGATGGCGGTTTTGCTGGCGGCCACGATCTTGATGCGGGTGCCGCCGGGCAGGTCGGTGTTGAAGTTGGTGGCAGTGCGAGCCGCCTTAGCGATCATCGCCGCGATGTTGCGGTCGAAGGTGTACGCCAGGGCGTTGCCCATCTCCGCGGAGTACGGGGAGCGCACGTCCCAGTGGTTCTTGGCCTCGTCGATGTCGGCCACAAACACGTTGGACACGAGCTTGTCGTCGATCTTGATGACGGCCTCAGCGTTCTTCACTGCGGTACCCGTCAGCATGGTGCCGGGGGTGTGGTACGCAGCGGAGTTCAAGCCCACGATGGGGAACGACGCAGACTTGCCGGAGCTGATGGTCCGGACAGTGTGCAGGGGCTCGAAGATGGTGGCCTTACGGAACGCGGTGAGAACCTCACCGGCCCAGACCTGAAGGAACAGGGCGTTGTCGCCGGCCCAGGTGCCACCACCTGCGGCGTTAACAAGGCCAAGACGTGAAGCGGTAAAGTCGGGGGCTGCCATTGCTGGGCTCCTAGATAAACAAAGGGTTGGGGGTTACCCCGACCGCAGGCTCCCGTTCACGAGGGGTGTCCACCGCAGTGGGCCGTCGAGGTTCGTGAGTGGGTCTAGGTGTAATCAGTGTACGAAGTGATGCAAGCCATGAAAAAAGCCCCCCGATAAACGGAGGGCAATGCTTGAACACACCGCTCAAAAGATGCTTGATCGACTGAGTTTCTCTTGCACCTTCTTCTGGTAAGCGGGGTCCTTGCTGTACCTGGGATCCGACATGGCTTCGACCAGCTGAGCTGTGCTCTCGAACTTGTCGGTGCTGCCTTTCGGGGCACGACCACCAATGAGCTTGGGCTCCCGACCCTCGGCTGCTGTGTACCTGGCATGCAGGCCAACCACCGCCATCTTCACTGCAGCCATGGGCTGGGTGTTGATGATCTGGTTGAAGCCTTCCACCTCTTCGGCCGACAGGTTGGCGCCTGCCCACTCGATCATCTTGCTGTACTCGCCTTCGCCACCAAGGGACTCCTTGATGGACGTCACTTCCTTGACGGTCAACGCCGTGTCTTGTGCTGCCTTGTACTGCAACCCAGAGAGGTACGCGTCAACCATGTCCCGGTTGAATCCAGCTTCAGCCAGCTGGTCGTAATCCCCAGACTCCAGGGTGCCCGTCTGTTGCCAGCGGACATTCATGTCCTGGAAGTCGATGCCCGCTTCGTCGAGCTTCCCGCCAATCAAGTCCCCGTACAATTCACGGGCGTCCCCGGCGGGCTTGTCATCCTCCTTGTCGTCGCCATCGGTCTCGTCGTCAGCAGCGTCGCTGTCTTCAGCTTCTGGCGTGGTTGATTGGCCGCGGCTGAGCTTGGCGTGCAGCTCCTTGTAACCCTTCTCCAGGTCCTCGACGGACTTGTACTTGCCGGCCAGTAGCTCGCCCTCTTTGTCGTCTTCGCCTGCCATGGCGGCAAGCATCTCCTCGTTGTCGGGCGACAGGGCCGGGGTTTCGCTTTGGGTGATGGTGATGGCTTCAGGCATGGGTCGTTGGTTTGGTGGTTACTTGATGGTGATGGAGCCGTCATCGTCGATGGTGACGACGGGCTCGGGATCAGGCTGGGCTGCAGGCCGTGCCTCTACGTGTTCAATGACGATGTCGTCATACGGGTCCTGCTGTGGCACCTCCGCCGGTGGGCCCACTAGGGATGCCCGGGGCTGCTGGGGCGCTGGGGATGGCATTGGGCACTGCTCCTGGCTGGGTTGGGTCCGTGCCATCTGCGAATTGCGGGCCATAGGGTGCTCCTTCTTGGGTGTAGTTGTTGGCGACTTGTGCCATGGCTGACGACTTGAGGCCAGTCATCAGCATTTCACGCTGGGCCGCTTGCTGTTGTTCCGCTTGGGCAGCAGCGGCCTCTTGCTGTAGTTGGTCCTGAGACTTGACCAGGTTGGTCGTGTCGATGGATTCGCTTGCAGCAAGACGCCGCAGGGCTTCATCGACATTGACGAACTTGGCAATCACCTCGGGGCCCAGGGTCTGGGTGGCAGTGGTGATGAACTGGATCAACTTGTTCCGGTCGTCGCCACGGCCGATGGCCTCCAGGCCTGTCACGGGTCTTGGGTTCACCAGAGGCACACCACCCTGGCCCTTCGGGAATGCCGACAACTTGCGTTGTTTGCGGAGAACGTGCAGCAACCGACGCACCAGTGGCAGTTGTAGCTCCTGAGTAAGGATCGAGTACAGGCCACCGATGCCGGCCTCCAGCTCCTGGCTCATGTAACGGATCTCTTCTGCGGTCACCCGTTCCCCCCGTCGTTGGATGGCGGTGTTCAACAGAAACGCAAACTGCAGCCTGGCCTCGATCCGCTCGATGGTGCTGTTGGCGATGTTCAGATCCTGGGCCTTCTGGGTCTGGATGACCGTGACGTCGGCAGCGTTGCCTTGGACAATGGCCCCGTTCTCAGCGTTGGCCAGGGTGCGTGGCCTGGTCGTGCCGTTGGGGTTGACCAGGAACAAGACCTTGGCCGCGGCCGCAGCCCCCTCGATGATCGCTTGGTACAGACTCTCGAGGGCCAGCAGGTCCCCGTAGTACTCCTCGATGTATGACCGGCCGTACTCCTCGCTGTCCACCCGGTTGAACCGCAGGGGAATCCAGGGATTCACGTCGATGTCGCACATGCCGTGGGACCCAGGGATCTCCTTGCCCTTGGCCTCCTGGTACCAATGGACCTTGTCGGCCTCGTACTCGACGTGGGTGTAGAGCTTGATCGTCTTTGAGCTACGGCCTGACTCGTAGCCACCGTCCTCCTCGTCGAACTGTTCGTACAGATCTTTGGGCAAGGCGTCGGGGTAGACCTCTTCCTCCACCACGATCTCGGTCACGGACCCCATCGGATCCCGGCACACGACGTAGCGGTTCAGGTGAATCACCTTGACGCCGTCTTCCGCCACGTACAGCAGGACGTTGCCGCCAACCAGCAGATGCTTGAACGCTTCGTGCATCGAGGCCCGGCCGTTGGCCACCTCAAACGCAGACATGCCGGCTCGCTCCACCTGGACCAACGCGGTGTCCAGCTCCGTCTTGATCTCTGGCCCTTGCTCCGCGACGCGGAGTGCCAGGTCGTCGATCTCCAGTTTGAAAAAACTGGAGTTCGGTGGGAACAAGGTGATCAGCAGCTTGCTGGCCAGGTAGTTCACGCCCCGGGCCCCAAGGCTTTGGTACGGGGTCTTCAGTCGACCGCGGTCCCCTTGCCCTGCATCCGGGATAAGGCCTGGAATCGTGACCTTGCTGCAGTCCCGGGCCCGCTGCAGATACGGATCCCGGTTGGTCTGCAGCTGGCCGTACCTGGCAGCAGCCGTGCCGCTGTCCTCCCCGTACGGCTTGGGCTGGCGGTCAACGTTGCTGGTCAGGTTGAGTTCCATCAGCTGGACATGGGGTTAATGGTCAGGGCGTTGCCGGCCCAACGGGTGGTGGCAGGAGGCACGGCCAGTGTCGGCACCGGTGCAGGCTGGGCCGCAGCAGGTGCAGGCTTGGGCACCAGGGATTGCTTGTACAAGTACCGGGCCTCAGGGCTGACACCCCGGTACGAACCAGCGCTGGCCTCGATTGCAGGCATAAGGTTCTTGCCGGAGTACATCCGGGGCTGGGCTTTCCTTACCCCAATCACCTCGTTCGGGTCACCAAACCCTTGGTCGATGTACCACTGGCGCTCGTCTTGGGCGATGGGCGACGGGGCGCCCGCTGACGTCATGCCGTAACCCTTGTTGGCGGTGGCCCCGCTAAGCCCTGCTCCTGCGCACATGATCAGGCCGCTCCTGGAATCGCAAGTGTCGACATCTGTGGCACGTCGGTCCGAAGCTTGCGGCGACCCATGCCGGCACGGATCGACTGGCCGGTGGCTGCATCAACGGATTCGATGGCTGACTTTGCAGCCATGGCCCCTTCGTTCGGAGCCGGTGGCGGGGGAGCATTGCTGATGGCCAGCTGCTCCCGGTACTGGGCTTGCTGCACCTCCATCTGCTGTCGCTGCACCTCCATCTGTTCACGCTGCAGCGCAAGGCTCTGCTCCTGCGCCTGAGCTGCAGCCTGGGCCTGTTGCTGCTGCTGCTTTTTGGCACCTCCTCCACACATGGATCAGTCCTCGTTTTGTTGCTCAAGATAAACGGCCCGTAGCATGCGCACCACCTGCCTGGCGCCTACTGCCATCCAGATGTCTCGATCGGATGCAGCTGGATCCGGACAGGCTTCGGGATAAACCTGGTCCAGTTGTTTCAACAGGGCCTCGTCGATTGGTGGCCAGAGTGCGTCATCCATTGATCTTCATGGCGGGGTCACGGTCCGGGTCCCACAGTTCAACCGTAGTTGAGTTGAAGTCATAGTCCCCGTGTCGCAGGATCCTGGCCATGCGGGCATTGAGCAACGCATCGGCAAAGGTTGAGCCGCCCTTGCGGTAGGCCTCGACGACAGCTGCCCACATGGCAGGCAGGGTCTTGTGCTCGGCCAAGAGCTTCTCTGCCTTGACTGGTCCAAACCCTTTCAACCCGGGGTAATTGTCACTCGTGTCACCGACCAGGGCCTGGATCATCCAGTTCCTGTTGGCGTCATCGACGTCGTTGAACTCCATCTTGTCCATGCGCAGCAAGGCCCCGGGCACAGTGCGCATGTCTTTGTCGGCGGTCACCATGATCGGGGTCTTGTACGAACCGTTGGTCGTCAGGATCCCCATGACGTCGTCGGCCTCCAGGTTGAGGTGACACCTGACCTCGTACTCGGATTCAAGCCAGGCCCTCAGGTCACGCAGGCCCAAAGGTTTACGACGCCCCGTGCGGTTGGCCTTGTACTCGATGGACAACTCGTGCCTGAAGGTTGGGTACGACGACAGGCACATGACCACGGACTCGTGCCCGGTTGCGTCTTGCCACCGCCCCACCTGGTGGGTGATGTAGCTCTTGGCATCTGCTTGGTCCAGGTGCAGGGTGTGAATCCATTCGTCCCACCGCACGTCGTACTCACAGGCGGAGCACGCTGCGTACAGCAGCCAGTCAGCATCAATCAGAAGTGTCACTTGGGTTGCTCCAACATGCGGGCCATCTCCGCACAGGCGCGGAGCGTTAGGTACAGAGACATTGGTTTGACGTTGCGATCAGAGGCGTACCGCAGGGCCGTGCGGAACCCTTGGCTGATGTTGCCGTTGCCCAGGGCCCGGGCGGTTTCGACCTCGTCGGAGGTGCATCGGACCCCGATCTGGAGGCGGGGCTTCATCTTGACGGGGCGTGCCATCAGAAGAACCTGATGCCCCGGTACCCTTCGACGCGCTCCATGACCTTATCGGTCCACCGCACGGACAGGGGCGGCAGGTGCACCTCGACGGTGTGGAACGTGTGGGCACAGCTCAAGCAAAGGCGTTGGCGGATCGTGGTCTCTGGTCCCTCTTGGCGCGTGTTGATGACGCGGTTGTACTTGTCGTCGCAGTTAGGGCAAAGCATTGGTGTGGGTTCAGGTTCCGAAGTAATGGGACATGGGCACGACGAGTCGGCCGGTGTCCTGGTCGTACAGCAACTTGTCGCAGGGCCCGGTCGAACCGGAGAACCGGTTCTTCAGGACCCGCAGCTGGAGCTCATTGCGCTCGGCGACGTCAGCCTGTTGGTTGCGCTCGCAGCCGATGACCATGTCGGACAGCTGAGCGATTGCATGACTGCCACGCAGGTGACCGAGGCTGGTCTGTGCCCCCTCCTCGTGGCCGCGGCCTTCCGGTCGCTTGAGGTGGGACACCAGCACCAAGCCGATGCCGGTCTGCTCCACCACTTGGCGGAGCTTGGTGCACGTGACGTCGATGGCTCGCCTTTCATCCAGGTCGGTCAGTCCTGAGATGACGATGGTGAGGTGGTCGAGAACCACGACGTCGACGCCCTCGGCATCGGCCAGGTACCTGATCTTGGAGATGAGGTGGTCTGGATCCATCGATCCAAAGTGGTCATACAGGTAGCAACGACCAGTGCCAAAGACACGGTCAAAGCCATCTCTGATCTGGTGCTCGTCGGCCGCATTGGGGTCTAGGTGGATGGGCTTGTTCAGCTCGATCCCGACAATCCCCTGCATGGTGCGCTTGGTGGATTCCTCCAGGGCGATGTAGCCCACCCGCAAGCCAGCCCTTAAGAAGTGGTGGGCCCACTCCCGACACACGCTCGACTTGCCCACGCCTGAACCTGCGCACAGGGTCACCATCTCGCCACGCCGGAAGCCACGGGTCATGGCGTCCAGCTGTGGCCAGGGGTAGGGACAGGCTGAGTCAGCACTGGGCTTAATCAGCTCGTCCCAGAGATCGTTCGCATTGACGATCCCATCGGGCCTGGTTGGCGTGGCCTTCCAGAGCAACTCACGAAGGGCTTCCCCTTCGCCTGCCACCAGCATCTCGTTGGCGTCTTTGCGGGGCAACTGGCACACGGCCACTTTGCCCAAGGGCAGCACGGCCACGCACTCGGCAGCTGCCTTCATGCCTGGCTCGTCGGAGTCGAAGCACAGCACGATGCGTGCGAACTGGCCCAGCCAGGTGGCGTTGGCAGCCAGGTACTTCTTGGCGGACTGGGCCCCGTTAGGCAGGGACACCACCGGGTACTTGTTGCCTTGGACCTGGCTGACCGACATGGCGTCGATCTCTCCTTCGGTCACGGTGACGAAGAGGTTGGTCTCCTTGCCAAAGTTCTGGCGCCAGAGGTGCTGGCCCCAGAGCTGCATGTTCGACGTGTCACCCAGCCACCTGAACCGCTTGTCAGCAGTGCGGATGTGCTGGGCCACCACCTTGCCCGCTTGGTTCCGGTACGGCGCCACCTGCACCGGGGTCCCGTTGTGGCTCGACAGGCCGTAGCCGAACAGGGTGCACGTCTCCTCCGTCAAGCCGCGCTTCGGCAGGGCCCTGGTCTCGATGAAGTCCAGGGTCGGGGTGACCGGTGGCGGCAGTGGTTCCATGCGGGGCTCGGCCTTGTCTTTCTTTGGTTGCTCCTGGTACCCGCATCCGAAGCAGGTCGCGTGACCGTCGTCGTAGCGGGCCAGGTTGTTCTTGGACTTGCACTCGGGACAGGCCTCATGCTTTAGGAACTTGGATGGCATCGGCCCATGTCGTCGGGATGTTTCCTTCGCACCAGAGAAACCCGTGCCTCTCCGCCCACTGCCAGTACGTGAGGGACCGAGGGGCCCGGCTCAACTTGACGTCCGCTTTCTGGAAGCAGAGCCTGATGTCCAGGCCTGGATGCTGTGCCTTGACGGCCACCATCTTGCGCCTGTCATCCGAGTCGAACAGCCCCTTAGTCTCCACGATCACGCCGTTGGGCAGCACGAAGTCCGGGGTGTACACCGCAGAGATGGTGTACGGCAAAGGCACGGTCTCGTAATCGAATGCAAGCCCCCGTTGTTTGAGGCTTGCAGCGATCGATGCTTCGAACTTGGATCGGTACCGGTTAGAAGTCAAACCCTTCGTCTGCTGCCGTTCCCGTTGCGTCGAACGGGACGCTGGCTTGCGGCGCCTCGCCGGCCGACCAGCCGCCGGCTTCCTCTTGAAATCCAAAGCTGTTGGCTGAGCCACCGGATTCCACCAGGTCGATGATCTGCACGGCTTTGAGGCGCAGCGTAATGCCGGCACCGAGAGCAGGCTGGTAGAAAGGGCAGGCTTCAAACGACACACGTCCGGTGGTGCCGGACCACATGCCACGCAGGGCGTCGCGGTCTTTGACTGGTGCACCGGATGCGTCGAACAACGCAGGCACCGAGGTCCAAGCACGACCGTCGCGGTCCATGCCTTTGGCTTTCATCTTCACGCTGATGGTGAAGCAAGGCTTGCCGTCGATGTCCTCGTAGCCGAAGCTCGGCTCGACTGCCTTGAACTTTTGGCCAGGGGCCTGGGCCTTCAGGCTGTTCTTGTGGGCCTCGAACAACTCGTCCAGCTGGTCGGCCATGGGCCCCGCCTCTTCAGCAGGGATCACAGCGGTCACCTTGTAGTGGCCCTCGGGGCTGAACTTGGTTTCCGGTTCGATGAGTTTGGGGTACTTGAGCGTGGCCTTTGGCGTGGTGAGGCGCAGCTTGTCGATGTACTGAAAGGAGTTCATGTGACGAAGTAGTCGGCGTTGTTGACGAGGTTTGGGTCGAACCCACCAAGGCTTGGCCGCGGCGGGAGTTTGGCCTGTACATCTGGTGGGAGCTGGGCCACAAGCTCATCTGCGATGGGCGTGAACCAGTCCCGGGCGTACATGCCAGCAAAGGTACTGCGGATGGTGGTCCGGAGCACGGCCATCTCTGCTGGCGTGGTGGCAAAGCAATCATGGATCCCGCCGATGTTGCGCACACCAGCGGCGTGGGCCTCGATGGTCACCGCTGCCATGTGGCTGGCGTCGAGGCTGTGGATCACGTTAGGGCTGAGCCCGTTGCCCATGCGCTTGGGGTTGAGGCGTGTCGGTTTGTGGTGGGTCAGCAGGTCCAGGGGCACGGGCGACAGGTGGTACAGGCGCACCCGCACACCGCTGTAGTCCCAGTACTCCTGGATCACGGGCACGCCCGAGGGTGAGGTCCAGGTCAGGGGCAGGTTGAGCTTGCCCGCTGTTCTGCCCACCTTCTTGAACCACGACATCGCCGCTTTCGCAGGTGCAATCAGGTCCGACGTCTGGCGATACAGGATCGTGGCCATGTAGTGGTGGCCACCCATTGCCCCCGACCTGAAGCACCAGCTGTCACGGCCCAGCATTTCGGCAGCACGGTCGACAGCCCAGGCCTGGCAGAAGTTGACGACGGCCTGTCTTGTGGCCGAGTACGGAATCGTCATGACCACAGGCTTGGCCAGCGTGCGGTCAGGGCTCAGCTGCAACCAGTTGGCAGCATGTGGCTTGCCAGCTGCAGCATCAGCCCGGACCTGGTCCAGCACCCGCTCAAGCACCACGGAGTAGATGTCCCGAGGGGCTTCGCTTGGTGTCAGGTTGACCAGGCCTGCCATCTCCTCGGACCGGAGCAGGGCCGAGTAATGCTGGATCCCGGAGCACGTGCAGTCCAGGACGACAGGGTGGTGGCACACCCAGCCGTACCCGTGCTGGCTGAACTGCTGGTACTCCCGGCAAAAAGCCAGGAACTGCCATGGGTCCTTGGCCCCGGCCCAGAACTCCTGGTTGCACCAGGGTTCCCGGCCAGCCGCCTCGATCTCCAGCTGGTGCTCATGCACCCAGGCCACACGGTCAGCCCAGGTCAGTTTGCTGTGGCCGTACGTGTTGGCCCCGTGGATCCGGAGCCAGTCAGCCTCAGCCTCGGTCCTG